TAGCGTTTTAACTTGCACAGTAAAAAAATTATTGTAATTTTGGGGTTATGGCTAGACCAAGCGAATATGATTTTTTAAAGGAATATACTGGTGTTAATGTAATTTATGCATTATATACCGATGCCGAAGGAATTCGATATATTGGTTATTCTAAAGATGTTTATAGAAGATTTAGGAACCATTTAACTAATCATGAATCGGACTCAAACTACTTGAAGAAGAACTGGATTTCCGAAAATAAAGGAAACGTAAAAATAAAGCTACTTTCAATAGCGCCTAAAGACTGGGAAGCCGAGGAAAAAAAGCTTATCTCAACTCATAAAAATCTTCTAAATATTTGCGTTGGGGGTAAAAACAATAGAATTCAGAAGCTATTTTCACAGTTAACTGATAGAGAGCATTTGCTTCAAATAAACAAATCATTGTCAGAACTAAACAAGTACTATAGGTCAAAAGGAAAAAACAAAGTATTTGAACTGTTCAGTAAATCCGACATAAATAAAATAACCAAAAATGGCTTGGACTAATGAAAATAGAAATGAAGCGATTGAATTAATACTTGACTGTATTGCTTCAGGCCAATCTTTGAAGTCTATCATTGATAGTAGAAGTAGAAACGAGGTGCCGGCCTATTCTACTTTTATGCTTTGGTTAGATGAAGATAGTAGCCTATCGGATAAATACGCGCGTGCGTGTGAAGAAAGGGAACTTTACCTACTTGACCAAATCTTTAAAATAGCCGATGACTCAAGCCAAGATGAAATAGTTACCGATAATGGTGTAATTCCGAACGGTGAGTATATGCAACGGTCAAGGCTTCGCGTTGATGTTCGTAAATGGGCATTATCGAAAATGAATCCTAAGAAATACGGCGACAAGGTTGACCACACCACAGGAGGCGAAAAGCTACCAACCAACACTACCAACCTTGCTATTACTTTGCCTAACGGTAAAACCATCGATGACTTTAAAGTTGACTAATGGAATATGGCATAACACCGGTATTCTATAAGAACTACCAAGCGATGAAAGCCAAGGATGAAAATGGCAATCGCAAATACAAATACATAATCAACACAGGTAGTTCCAGGAGTTCAAAGACTTGGAGCATTATGGAGCTATTGCACCGCATTTGCGAGAACAACGAAAACTTCAGGGTAACAGCTTGGCGCGATACGAAAAAGGACGTTAAAGACACCGTTTGGAAAGACTTTCAAAAGATGCTACTGGTTAGCAATCGCATGGTTTATGCCAACCGGAACAAAACAGAATCATTCTACGCTTATCCCGAGCTCAACAGCGTATTTGAAACGCACGGCGCAGATGATGAAGAAAAGGTGCACGGACTCACTCAGGATGTTAGCTGGCTAAATGAGCCTTATAAAATAAGCGAGGACACGTTCGACCAGATTGACCAGCGATCCGATTTAATGTTTATCGATTGGAACCCAAAAAAATCACATTGGATTGAAAAGGTAAGTAAGCGCGACAACGCTATTGTAATTCATTCCACTTTCAAAGACAATCCTTTTTGCCCCGAGCAGCAAAGAATCAAGATTGAGAGCTACGAGCCAACCGAGTACAATATCGCGCAAGGTACAGCCAACCCATTTAAATGGTCGGTTTACGGATTAGGAATGAAATCGGAAGTTGAGGGCAGGATTTACACTTGGCAGGAAATCCCATACGTTGACTATTTGCGAATCGAAAAAGAGGTTTACTATGGATGTGACTGGGGCATGGTGGATCCGTTTGGACTGGTGGAGGTAAAATACCACGACGGCAATCTTTACGTTCACGAAATGAACTACGAGAGCGAAAATGAACTACGCTCGAAAATGACGCAAACAGAACTCCATCAAATCAATTCGGCTCAAGAGGAAGGATTGGTGCCGTGGTTGTTCCAAAAACTAAACGTTAAGAAGCAAAAGATTATAGTTTGTGATAATAACCGCCCAACAAAGATAACGGCATTGCGTCGCGCAGGTTGGGAATATGCGGTTGCTGTTGGTGGCAAATCAAAGCTACTTGACCGTATCGCGATGCTGCAAGGAATCAATATTTACTACACGTCAGCGTCAAAGAATATCGAATACGAGCAGGAAAACTACTGCTATCAAAAAGACAAATTCGGGGTACAGCAGGAAGATCCGATTGACCAAGATAACCACACTATTGACGCGATTGCTTATGTTGTGCAAAAGATGTTTGATTTAGGAATCATTCGCAAGGTGTAATAAAAAAACCCTTTGCATTTCTACAAAGGGCTTACCAACCTAAAAAACTAACTCACTTAATTCACAGGCCTGTAATACAATTTCGTATTGAATGAAGCGGCCATTGTTCCCGTCCCAACGTATTTGATTTGGTAGTATGGGTAATCGGTAGGCTTCACAAGGAATGAGAACGATTGGCTGGCTACATCGGTAGCGGTTGCCGCGCTGCCAATAGTCACGAAGTTCGTACCATCCAAAGACCCCTGGCAAGTAACAGTCCCTCCAACGGTTCCTGAAATCTTGGTAATGTTGACCTGAACCGTTACGTTCATGTTTGTGCCTCCAGTATTGGCAACCCCGCGTTGAATTCGAGTACCAGCGTTGGTCACCGTGTCGAGTACCTTTGTGGTCGTTGTTGATTTCAGGTCAATAACCTTGCTTGTTTGTGCCGTAGCAACCCCAGCGAATAGCAATAGGGCAAATAAAAGTTTTTTCATTTTGTTTAAGATTTAATTAATATTAATTGGCGTAAAGATAAAAAAATCCCGTAAAGTTGTAATCGATTAAATAAAAAATAATATATTTGTTGCCAATGTGTAAAGATGCACAGTTCCCCGAATGAGCAACACGAACGAAAATACTAACCAAGCCTTATCGCATAACTGCGGTAGGGCTTTTTTATTGGTGAGTTAAGATGGGGTTCTGGGGCTTGACTTGGGGCGAAAAGCCAATAAGCGTTGAAAGGGATTCAGGTGGGAATTGGTTTACTGAAATATTTTCAAGTTTAGGCCGCGCGCGAGTTAAATTAACAGACCGCCAGAAATTCGATTACGTTCTTACAAATCCTGCATTATTGAAAGTCGTTGCGGTAACTGCTGATTTAGGTAGTTTGGCAAGCGTGAACAAATACGAGGGCGAGAAATTAACCGAAAAGAATTTCCTTTATAGCCTCGTTGATAAGCCAAACTTTAAACAGGGTTGGTCTCAATTCTTTTGGGAGTACTTCTTTTGGATTCAGATGGGCGCGGCGTACCTGTACAACCCGAACGGATCTAAAGTGTTGAAGGAAAACAATCCGATACAATGGTTAATCCCGCATAATATTGATTGGAATGTAACAGCCATTGACAGATTGAAAGCATTCATTTTTACCAGCGCAACGTTAAAAGACGTTATGAAGGCGCAAGTAACCTACAATCTAGGCAATGGTCAAAGCGTACTTATTCAACTATCCGAGATAGTTCCGTTCTACGATATGATTGGTGGTATTGACGGGAATAGCTTTAAGGCGCTCAGTAGACTCGATGCGCTGTACAAAATCATTGTTAATTCTGAAATGGCACTCGATGCCAAACAGATTAACCTTGAAATGGTTCAAAAATTCATGGTTACAGGACAGGCCGACCCGAACGACACCACACAATTGCCAATGGGCGAAGATGAAAAACTAAGCATTGAGGAAAAGGTTAGGTCATTGCGTAAGGTTCACGCGGTTAAGTCTAAAATCAGTATTGAAAGGTTCGTTGACAATCTCGCTAATTTGGAATTGGATAACAGTTTTAATGAGGATATGTTAAAAATCGCTTCAGTTATGAACGTCCCAAAAGAAGTTTTAGATATTCTTACAGAGGGCAGCACTTATGAGAATCAAGAAAAAGCAACAGCGCGTCATGTAGAATACGGGGTTAAACCAAAATGGAAACAATTAACCGATTGGTTTGAATCGAATTACGGTTATCAGGACATTAGAGCCGATTACTCGGAACTTAGCTTTAATCAGGTATTCGAGAAAGAGAAATCAGAAAAGGACAAAATAAAAGCCGATACGCTGCTAGTACTTATGAAAGCAGGAGTGCCGGAGGAACAAATAAATATGTTTTTAGGAACCAATTTTAAAGGTATTGATTATGAAGCAGCCAAAAAACAACCAACAACAAACGTTAGCAACCAAAGCGGAGCAAACTAAAGACCTCGTTTTGAGGCAAGCGATGTTAGACAAGGCAAAACAACTAGGTAAAACAGTAAACAAATGATTTTCTGTAAAGAGTTAAATTTATCGTTCGAGACAAAAGAAGCCATGTTTAAGGAACTCCATAAACACAAGGCGGCTTTGCAATCGTTGAAAAAATCGACCATCAAGTATTCGGATGCTTACGATTGTCTGCTTACCGAAAACGATACCATCAACAACGTAGTTAAGGCAAACAATCCCGTTAATGAGGACATTTCACAGCTACTCGTTAAGGTTGTAATGAATACAACAAACATCCTTGATAGCCATTGCGACGTTCATATACCAGGGCTTTGGAAACGATCACTTGACCACAGCAATAAGAAGTTGCACCTGCAAGAACACAAACGCGAATTTGACAAGGTAATTTCAAACGACGCGACCGCATACACCCGTCAACTTGCTTGGAAAACGCTAGGAGCCGATTATGAAGGAACGACCCAAGCATTGGTTTTCGAGAGCCTTGTAAAAGAATCTCGCAACGAATTGATGTTTGAGCAGTACAAAAACGGATGGGTTACCAATCACTCGGTCGGCATGGAATATGTTGATGTTGTGTTTTGCGTCAACTCAGAGGAAAGATGGTGGGCAGAAGAAAAAGAGAATTTCGATAAATATTA